TGGCCCTTTCGCTATGGGTTGCTCTGATTGGGCCATCCAGCCCTTTGCGTCCTCGCCTCATCCAAGGCTCAGACCACTATGCAAACTGCACTTTACTACGGTTTACGCAGTTTGTCAACGTCAATCCGTAAGGACGACCTTGTCCGCCATCGTCTGCGCCTTGGCGGCAGGATCAAGAGCTTCGAAAGCAGCGCGGCTCATCGTCTTGCCGCCGCCGTTCCCGCCATTGGGGTCGCGGGCACCGCTGCCGGAATTGCCTGTGCCCTTGAGGATTGAATCCTTGTGCGCGTAGCCGCCGATGATCGTCTCCAGCGCCTCGTCAAAGTCGGCAAGTTCGCCCGGCTTGGCGCGAGAGTAGATCGGGTTACCGGTCGCGTCGCGAGCGACAATTTTGCCGTCCTCGACCTTGAAATTCCGACCGAACTGCGCCTGCAATAAGTCGGCAGGAATCGCGACTTTGTCCGCGATGAATTTGGATCGCGAAAACGAACCGCCGATTTTTTCGTCGTACAGCGACGTTTGCAACGTGCTGTTCGTCTTTTCCAGTTCGGCTATCTTTTCCGCACTGGCACGGGCGGCGGCTTCCACTTGATCCTTGGCAGCCTTGGCGGCGGCGTCTTTGATCTCTTGCACCTTACCGGCGGTGACCAAGTCGCCGTCCTTCAGGTTCTTGACGACTTCCAGTGCCTTGCGGGCCGCATCACCGTCTTCGATGCCCTCGAATGCTTTCAACTTGGCTTCGGCGGCTTCCTTGGCTTCGCGGTGCCCTTTGGCCTCGCCATTCAGCCGAGAGATGGTCGCGGCAGTCGCAGCGACGTCCACGGCCGCTTCCTTGCCATCGTCATGAACATAAACCGGCTTGCCGTCCTGAACGACAACGTGGCCTTCAGCGTCGAGTTTTAGTTTCACGTAGAGACTCCTTTGGGCATCCGCCCCTTGGTGGAATGGGTCATCCGACCCGTTGCGCCCTTGCCGGGATTGGCTCAGGCAGGTGACGCGACCGGCTTTTTAGGACCGGGTCGCGGTAATTCGATCGGCTCGCCCGTCAGGGGATCGGTTGCACCGTTGGCGTCAGCGGGCGCTTCGTCCAACAACGCCTGCTCTTCCTCTTCGGCGTCAAAATCTGGCGACAGAACGGCACGGCGTTTCATCTCCGACCACAGGGTCCGTTGCGACAAGTCGCCGGCGGAACGCATGGCGTTAAGCGTGTCGCGGTCCTTGTCGTCATTGAGCCCAACGTCGAAGTCCGTGTCGATCTGGACTTCGGCTTCTTGCGATTCACCGAGCCACTGTGCAGTGATGGCGAAGGCGCGTTCGAGTGAATCTTTCAGGTTGAGCGCCCATGCCTGGATCGCCGAGTTACCTTTTTGCGCCGCAAACGCCGTAGTAACGACCGTGAGATTGCCGGTCTGTGCGGTTAACGGTTGACGCCCGAGTTCACGCAACTGCTGAATCGTTTCTTTGATGTCGTCCGCCAGGAACTTCATCGATTGCGCACCCGGCTCGATGAACGTCCAACTACCCGGCGACCCTTGGTCGCGCGCGGGCGCGTAGAGGACTGACTTCGGTCCGACGCGTAGCGGTAGCGGCTTATTGTCGGTCCCCATTGCGGGGGCCACACCGTTGCCAGACAACATGGGGAAGGCGGTCGACTCCTTGATGTTCTTGAGGCCGCTTTCCTGCTGGTAAAGTTCAATTTGCAAGTCGACACAATCCTGCATGGACGGCGCCAACTTCCACGCCGACCCGACGCGCCGACCTGTCGTAAATGGCACGAGCGGAATGATGCCGATCGTCACATTCCCGCCGCCGATCTCGACCCACTGTTTTTCGTTCTGCCCCGCGACTGTCTGCTCTTCCCACAGTTTCCAGGTGGCGGGTGCGTAAGCGACAACTTCGTTCTTGTCGTTGAAGGACGGAACGCGATTGAACTCGCGGACCCGCCGTTTCGTTACCTCGCCGTAACCGTCGCGAACGACGATGTCTTCTTGAATGCGTGCATGAGTGAATATCTCGACGCCGCCGACCGTATCACTGTAAATCGCGATCAAGCGTTGCGCTGGAATTTGCACCCACCATGGGCGAGCGCCGATCTCTTTTTCCTGCCGGATCGTAGCCTGCGGCGGGACGTCCTTGGTGTAATCGACGAGAATCCATGTGATCGCGTAGGCGATCCCGTCGAAAAACGTCGACTGCGCAAATACGTGGAGATGGTTTCCCTTGCCGTCAATGTCCTCTTTCAACACCTTGACGCGTTCGGACTCGGTGCCTTCCTTTATGCCGACTTCTTCCGTGAAAGGCTTCGCAGCAAGGTTCTCGACGATGTCGCGAAATACGTTGGTGAACTTCGCATTCTTACGACGAAACTCGTAATCCTTTTCGTCCTCTTGCGGGAACCGCGGCAGGTACTTTTCACCGGCAGCGCGCATCGTTTTTGCACCACCAAGAATCGCCGTCACAGCGCTCCAATAGTCGTTCATAGAGTCGTAGTCGGACGATGTCTTATTCGGTTTGGGGACCACGTCAGCCATCAAGTACCTCTATAAGTTCCGACGATTACGGTTGGCGGATGGCGCCGCACGTTTTCGACTGCGTATCGGTCGGCGTCGATGCAGTGATTGTTCTTGTCTTCAAGATCCGTCGTGACTTTTTGGGTCTTCTTGTCGATCTTGTAGGAGTAGAGCTTGTACTCATCGATCGTATGGATGCAGTCGGGGTGAATCACGATGTCGTAGTTTTTCAGAAACTCGATCCCGTCTTCGACGGAGCCCGGCCCCTTCACGGCTCTCCGCATGTGCGGGTAACCGTGTTTCTGCATGTAACTAATAGTCTCAGGGCGCGCGCTGTCCGCTATGATGGGGACGCGGCGCGCGAGCGATTGCCAGTTCGGGTCAGTGTGTTTCGCGTCCCATTCCGGGTCTAGTTTGTCGAACAACGCAGGTGTACGATCGATTTCGCACCCGATTGCCCAAACTTCGCGCCAGATGTAGAGCGTGCGGCCGACGATGAAGCACAATGTTCCGACGGTCGGGTCAACAGAAAAGCCCCAATCGCCGCCGCCGAGAATTTCCGTACCTGGTGGCGGTGCGTCGAACCGTTCCACCTTCCAGTTCTTGAAGACTTGAGCTTCCGAATTTTGCCGATATCCGCCGCGCCATATCCAGTTGTACTTGTCGATATCGCGTAGTTTGTCGCGCTCCATGTCGCGTCGAAGATCATCCGGAAACCACGGGTTGTCCTCGTAGTTGACCGTGACGCAGATGAAGTCCGGGTCGTCCGCCTCAATGCCTTCCCGGAAGAACTTGTCGACCGGGTCGTCCGCGAATTCCGGGTTCCATGTGAACAATTGTTCAGTGCCAGGCGTTCGAAACGTCGGTATGGCCAGATCGAGTGAGCGTTGCGTGAGTGTCTGCGCTTCCTCGTACCAGGGACGGTTGAATCCTTCCAACGACTTGATTGACGCCGCGGTATGGTTCTGCAGGCCGCGAAAGATGAACAGTGACTCGTTAGGCCCAACAATTTCGCGTTCGGTGATCTTGAAGTGCCCGAGCACGTTGTGCTTGCGAATCTTGTCCTCGATCAATTGCTTAACCGAGTCTTTGATGGAGTTTTGCACTTCGCGGATACAGGCTGCGCGAACGTGACCGCGGAAGCAATCGCGGACCAGGGTCTCGGCGACATAGTGCGACTTCCCGCCGCCACGACCGCCTTTCATACCCTTGAAACGGCGATGCGCGCGCAGCGGTACGTATGTGCGGGGCGTGGCAATCCGCAACGCGGTGTCGGCGATGTTCATTCGACCGGCACCGGTGCGGCGGACGACGCGCCAGGGTCGACAATCGTTTCAACAATCTCGGTGATTTGACGCGGCAATTCTTTGTCCGGCGGCGCTTTGCCGCCCTTGCCACCGATGCCCTGTTCGGCCGCGATCTGCTGCAGCACCGCGCGAGCTTCCGCCCATTGGTTATTGTTCTTGTAACTTTCCGCCATGTTACTCAGCGCGATAAGACGGGCTTTTTGATCGGCGTATGGTGCAGCGGCCGGGTCGTCGAGAACGCGTTCGCGCTCTTTACGGAACAGCATGAACAATTCAGGCGCGACAACCGAAATGCGCGGGTCATTCGCCCGCACATCGTTTTCATTAAACTTGACGCCCGGAAAGCGCGCCGCCATAGCCAAAGCGATGTCGCGCGGAGCCTCGAAAGATGCGAGTCTAAGGACCACGAATTCTTTCTGTTCCTGCGTGAGTGCGTTAACGGGCGCGGCCATACGCTTTCAACTTGGCCTCCTATAAGACTTGTATCAGCGACCATGCGCCTATGACCGCAGCGCCACCCTCACTCCGGGGAGTCGCACGGCCGCTGACCTGAGACCCACGACGCCAAGAGAGGCGGAGTGGGTGAAACCTATCAACCGGCAGGACGCCCACCTCCTGCATCTCTTCCCAACCCGCAAAAGTGCGGCGTCTGGTACTTTGCCATCGTCATCATGGCGTGGCGGGAGACTTTCCGCCCTCGGTCGAATTGCATCGATCGCCGCCACCGGATAACTCGCGCTCCGACTGCGCGGCGATCGTGGACCTGCCGCACGCGACAGGTAGTGATTGATGCGGCCGCCGGGTCATCGCAGGCGGATCCGCCGCTACCCTTGCTTATCGTGTCGTCTTGACACGCGGCCAATCAGAACGCGCCCGAATAGGGTGACGGGCGACACGAGGGCCTATCCATGGTGCCCGCGTTCTGATTTAGAAGACCAACCCGTGCGCCGAAGCGTAGAGTGGCTGGCCATGTTTTGTTGAAGGCTTTCGGTAGTTGTCGCGCTGATCAAACGCGACGTCCGTGCGGCCTTCTGCGCTGGTCCCCGAGGGGATAGTTAAACATTCTCGTCCGACGCGGCATCAGCAGGGACATGAGCACCCTGGATTCTGACTTGGTGATGCGGTCGCCTTGACGCGGCGGCGGGCGGGAATGCTCACCGCCGCGCACCTTACTACGTCTCGGACGATTTGTCAACCGGTAAGTTTAAGCCGCGCGTCCGGTCGGTTTCACCGCATCGAACGAATCGAAGTCGCTCGCCGATCCGATGCGGGGCTCCACGGGCACTCGGTTGCGGACCCTCGCGGACGGCGCTGGCGGCAGACCATTGACCAGGTTCGAGCGGAGGCCCCACACGCCGTCCCACACCTCGTATTTCTCGACGCGGACGTTCGTGTAACCTTGCGACGCCCAATAGTCGAGAATGGTATTCTTGAGACGTTCGGCGCCCTTGGCGGTGTAGTTGTCGGCGATTTGCGGCATGATAACTCCCCGTTGTATCGTGCGACTCTACTACGTCGTGGGAGTTTGTCAACGGAAATCGGAGAGGATCCTGTAGGTGTACGTCCGTGACACTTCCAGCAATTCCGCGATGCGACCCGGTTTGATGCCGTTCGCGGCAAGCCCGCGGATCCGATAGGGCAGGTCCGACGTCCTGGGACGGGCTTTGCGCGGCCGCTCCGGCCGCTCCGCGCGCAGGGCAGCGTAGACCGTGCCGACCGACACGCCAAGAGCGCGCGCGACCACGGCAGGGTCGGCACTTGTCCTTTCAAGGGCGTCATAGAACGCGACGATCTCGGCGCGGGTGGGTCGGGATGGGCGGGTCATGCTACCAACCGAGCGTCACGCGGTGAAACAAGCGGGCAGCCTTTCGCCGCCCATAGCGAAGCGCACTCACCCCACCGCTTGGACAGCCAATCAGCTTGTTCTCGCGACAGCAGTTCGGGCGCGTCAAATGTCGCGACAAGGGGCCAACGCCCCATGCCGTCAAGTGTCGGGACGAACTGTTTCTGCACGTTCAGCGCCCATGCTTCCGCGTTGGTCACGAGACTGCCGCGCGTCGAAGGTGGCGTGAAAACGAGATGACGCGGACCATCCGTCGCGAAGCGTCGCATCAACCCTTCAAAGTACAAGGTGCGCGCAATGCTGCGCCAAGGGGAGCGATGGTCAATCACAAATAACTCCCGCCGTCCACGATGCAACGCCATGAGACGCTTCTAGAGGTCCGTGAACCACCGTACAACGCACGCAGCGTGTGTCTTCGTGGTCGGGGTTCGGAGGGTAGCCGCTGTACCGCATGGCGTATGAACTGCCGGGATCACAGCGCATAAAACGCCCACATCGGTCGCACTTCGGCATCACGCCGCCTCCGCACGGAACCCACCGTTACCGTGGTTCTTGCCACCGCAGGAACATTCACACTTCATATTGCGTCCCGTCGCGAACATGCAGCGGGCGTCGCAGACGTGTTTCGAAGGATTCGATTTGTATTCGATACGGCGCTCTACTACCGAATACCCCTGCCACCCCTTACCCTCGACAAAGAACAAATCCGACTTGGAGATGTAGCCAACCATTTTCCCGTTGCGCTCGTGAACTCCGAAAAGTTCGCGGTCACCGTTGAAATATTTGATGTTGGCCATATCCGTCAACTCCGTTTTGATGAGTTGACATTACTACGCCAAAGCGGTTTGTCAACGGATATTTTCACGCCGCTTCAATCGCCACCGGCGACGGCATCGGCACTGGCAATTGCACCACGCCAGCCGCGCCAACCGTCACCTGCAGCACGGACGTCCGAGACGAGCCGTTCGGAATCAACACCGCGTCAACCGCGCCCTCCGCATCGCAACGAACCCAACGCGCCGCCTTTCCGTACGCCGCAAACGCTTCCGGCAGCGTCACCTGACCCGACTCGGTCGCTAGCGTCACGACGCCGTCCTGCTCCCATACCCGGCGCACCGGCAACCATCCACCTTCGCGCGCCGCTCCGGGCTTATACGACGCGATCAGCGCGGCGCCTGACGGCCTTTCGAGTAGTTTCTGGCCCTTCGGTGCGGCTTCCTCGTCACCGCCACCCACGCGCATGTCATGGCCACACAGCGGGCAGTCGAGCAGCCCTTTCTGGATCGGCTGGAGGCACGCGGGACAGTTCTTCGTCATCGGTGCGTCGCACGCCCAACACTTCATGGCTGCGCCGGCGTTCCGCTTGCCGCAAGATTCGCACGAAACCAGCTTCGACTTGGTTTCCTTGGGACGGATGAAGTCGAGCGGGCCGAATTCAGAAGTATTGTCAGAAAAATCCAGAAGTAGTCCATCGGCTTTACCGGCGGCGATTGATGCATCCAGGTTGCCGCCGATCGTGCGGAGCAAACGACCAACGATCTGAACCCAAAGACTCAACGACTTGGTGCGGCGACGACACACCAGCATATCCACCTGCTGCACGTCGAAACCAGTCGTTAAACAGTCTACGTTTACGACTGCCCGCAGTTGACCGGCACGGAACGCCTCAACGGTTCGTTGACGATGCGCCGCTTCCGCTCTTGTTCTGTCGCCGAGCACTAATCCGGTCGGAATACCCCATTCATTCATCCGCGCCGCCATAGCGATGGCAGCTTTACGACTAGCTTCGAACACCAACCACGACCGACGGTCTCGACCGTAGTGCAGCATTTGCGCAATATGATTGTCCATCATCGCAATCATTTGTGCATCTTGCGACGCACCGGTGTATTCACCCTGCGAAACTCTAACCTTCGAGACGTCTAATTTGTCATCGACTTCGGCCGAGTACGGCGGAACGAGATAACCGTCCCGGATGCCGTCGAGGATGTGATACCGATAGGAAATTTGTTGGTAAGGCGCGTCCTCGCCATCAACGATGCTGCCGCCGTACATGCGGTAGGGCGTTCCTGTCCCTCCGATAACTCGAACGTCTCCGAGACCTCGACGCAAGGAACGCAACATCCCTTGTTGCCCGTGAGGGGCCATGTGCGCTTCGTCTTCGATCAGGAGCGATATGGGTCCGAACGACTGCGGACTGCTATGGACGCTGTTGATGGACGCAATAATCGCTGGACCGCGCCAGACGCGCTCCCCGAGTGCCGCGCAGTTGATCCCGACTGGAATGTCTAATGAACGAAATGCCGCAGCCATTTGCTGCACCAACTCGCGGTTGGGTGCGACTGCTAATACGCGACCGCCGCGGGCAATTTCGTTGTAGGACGCAAGGGCATAGGCGAGCGATTTGCCCGCGCCGACGCACATGTCCCAAACGACCCGCTTTATGCCAGCACGAAATGCTTCTTCCGCAGCGGAAACGGCTTCCGCCTGGTGCCTTCGAGGTACGGGCTTGGTCATATAATCCGCGAATACGTTTCGCCCGCGATGAGGCGCTGAATTTGAGCGACGTTTCGGGCGCCAACTTGTGCCGCGATTTCATCTGCGGCGTGCCCAAGAGATGACAGAAAACGAGCATCGCGAATCTGTTGCGGCTTCAATCGATCCTCGCCGGCGCAGATGACTTTCTCGGCATAATCCGCGTTCAACCAATTCGCGGCAGCCAAGGGGTTCGGCAAACCCTTGCGTGACGTGCGTTCAAAGAACCGATTGATAATATCCTGTCGCTCATCCACGTTGAGCCGTTCGTTTTTGCCAACCGCACCAATACGACGCAGATACGCAAGACCCGCATAGCCTCCGGGGATCATATTAAGGCCGAGCGGATACAAACTATCTCGCGCGACAATGCGTTCCTCCATTTCCATGGCCTGTCGTTCAGAGCCCGCGTGTGCGATAATCTGGTGCATCGTGATTTTAGCTACACCATGCCATTGTCGAATTGCAGCGTGAAATCGGTATTGCGATCCAGACTGCGCAGCGCGCAGATGCTCGGCCCAGCGTACACGCCAGCCTCGTTTAGTGACGCCTGTATATCCTGCGTTGGCAAGATGTTCGCCGTTCTGGTCCGTTAGGAACATGTGCTTATAGATGTGGTAGTGCCCGGCGTATTCAGGGTTCGTCACTAGATAGATAGGCAGAGCAGTGATCTCACGAAGCCCGTTGCGATCAATAAAAATGCCGAGCGTCGTGTTTATAACCGCAGATTCGAATGCGTTTTTGCCGGGGGTTTCTTTGATGTCCGCAGGATCGAGCGGCATGAATCTGTAGGTGACTTCGTTCGTCTCGTGAAGGTGAATGATTACGTTTCCGGCCGCTCGCGAGATGATTACCTGAGGGTCCGTATGATCCAATATGTCGAGTACGCGGTCGACATAGCCCGCAATATCTCGACC